TTATTAAACAATGAAGAATCAAAAATTCTTAATTTATTAAACCAAGTTTTTACAGAATTGTCAATTAAATGAACGGTAATATTCTCGTTTAAACCTGAAGGATCATTTGTTATACAAAAGGGTTCATAATCTATTGATGAATGAAGTGAGATGAGTTCATACAAATCATTTACATGTTTTGCTTGATATTCAGTATGATTTTGATCACGATATAATAATGTAACTATTTTCATAAAAAATCCATAAAAAAAGGGGAAGAGTTTTTACGCCCTTCCCCTTATTTATTCTACTGAATTTCAGCAGGTATTACATGAGGTTGTTCACACGAACAATTCTGTAGTATTTGTTCGAATGTCGTGTACCTGGTGTATCACCTTGTGAAAGGTCATATGCAGTAGCGTTTGCTGGTGCAGTTGTTCCAGTTGCATGAGGATTTCTAACAAGACCATAACGTGTCTTAAATCCGATTTTTGGCTGGAATGTGTCTGTAGCAACGGCACGAACCATTTGCAATGGAACGTATGGGCAATAGAAAATACCTGCATCATATGCAGATGTGCCCTTATAACCTACTACAAAGTAGTTGGCGGCATTTGAACCACTATATGGATCAACATACACACGATAGCGACCATTAAGAACACCAACAAAAGTGTTACCTGTGTCATCTGGATTGAGACCATTGCTATCAAGTGCAGGAGCGTAATCAAGTACGCCAGCCATCTGAAGTGCAGAAGCAACATCTGAAGAAGTAATGATAATGTTACCTTTTCCTCTACGTGTTCCTTTTGCGATTTGATTTGCTTCACGTTCAATTTGGAACATGAGACCTTTGAATTTTTCAACTGACCAACGACCGTTAGAGTCTGTGTCAAGGTCGAAAATACCAGGAGTTGTAGTATTAATCTGTGCGCCAATTTCGGCTTCGAGATATACTTTTCTTACAACTTCACGATTGATTTCTGCAAGAATCTCACCAGAAAGAATATTGGAGAGTTCTGTCTCAGCATCAAGACCGTGAACGGCTTTAAGATCTTGAGCAACTTCCATTGTGTAATCTGCTCTCAAGGCTCTTGTATGTGCCGTAACTGTAACCTTCTCGATTGAGAAAGCCATGTTCTGAGGTGTAATGTCCTCACCTTCACCTGTTTGAAATGCACCGCCCATTGTACCAGCGGAAGCATTCGAAACACCTGTGCTATTATTAGCAACAATAAGCAATCCAGGATTATTAGTAGCCTGAGTTACGTTATTGTTATTACCAGAAAGACCTACATCTACTTCGTCATACATTACTTCGGTACCAGCACCAGAATCTTTTCTTGCTCTCATGGCAAAGATAAGACCTGTAGGACCTGTCATAGGTTGAACACCGCAAATGTCATAGGCTACCAAATTAGGCATTGACCTTCTGACAAGTGAGATAAGAATTGGGTCGAACTTTGCTACGTGACCACCTGTGGCACTATGAGCGGCAGGTTTGTCTGGCAAAGCACCTGAGCCGAAAGCGGCCTCTGACAAGAAATCTTGTGAAGCAAGAACTTCATTGTCTTGTTGTTGGGCTTTTTCCTGATTCTCCAAAAGAACAGTTGTTACTGCTCTCTTGTAAGGATCCTTGATATCACCCAAATCTGGATGCTCAAGGATAGGAGCCCACTTTTTTTGTAATTGTTCTGACAAATACATATTTACTTTCTCCTATAGGGTGCGTTAGGATTATTTTTTAGTTGTTCTTGAGAGAGCCCTGGAATATCTCTTCATGACATCAGACATCTCTGCTTCTGTCTCGACCTCTTTGGCTTCCTCTTCAGTTAAAACTTCAGGTTCTGAATCATCGGATCCTGCTTCCTCTGAAATAACTGATCCTTCTGCAGGAAAATAATTTTCTTTAATTACCTGCAATTTTTCTGCATACTGGTCGTCAGTTTCGAAATCTACACCTTCAGCCAGTTTTTGCATTTTTTCTACTTGAACATCTGTCAAGTCTTCACATACAGAAACAATTGCTTCTGCTTTTCTATATTCTGTAAGATCCTTCTGCATGTTCATACCTTTTTCAATCTCTTTGTTAAGAGACTCTTCAAGGTCTTCTACTTTAGCAAAAAGGTCATCGACAAGGTCAACTTTTTCATCTGGAATGTCAATATAATGCTCAACAAACAGATTCTTGAGTCCGACCATGAAGTCTTCTACGATCTCTGAGCGAATACCTTTTTCGATAGCAAGTTCGTTATCTTGCATCCACTCTTTAACTACGTAATTAAGATAGTCATCTACTTTTTGAACCATTTCAGTTCTTGTTTCTTTCAAACCTTCTTCAAGTTGTTGCTTGTACTCTTCTTCTAAGGTTTCAATTCTTCTGTTGACTTCTTCGTTTACTTTAGCAAAAACAGCCGATTCGAAAATAACGGCGGCTTTTTCTTTAAACTCTTCTGATAATTCTTCTCCAGAAATAAGAGCCTCGACATCAGATTTAATATCGATTTCATATTGTCGCTTCAATTCATCGATATTAACTGATCCAGTTTCAGATTCCTCAGCAATTGCTTCTTCGGATTCGTCTTCTTGTGTCTCTTTAAGAGCCGATAATACAGAATATACTTCTTCTTTATCCATCTCTTGAAGAGTGTCGTAAATATCCTTAATCATGCCCATTCGTGTAGCAGTTTCGGACATTGCTTTTGTTCCTTTTACTTTTGCTTTGGGGTCTGGTGCTTTACCAACACTTTTTGTGAAATTAGGCTTAGGACCGTCTACCTTCTCATTATTTGTTCCGGTATCGTCTTTTTCACCTTCGTTAATTTGTTCAGTTGCTTGTTCCTCTGAAACAACAGCCTCAGTATTTTCTTCTGTCACCTCTTGCTCCTGCTCCAGAACTTCAACTTGTTCTTGAGACATAAAAACTCCTCTATATTTTGAGATATATAAACTCTGTTTATATTTATAAAGATTAAAGATTTGAAAGAAAAGAGTTAAATGCCCTTAACTTTACTTCCTCCAAATTTTTTGCAGGAGCATCTTTAATATTTTTACTAATTTTTGAAATAATGTTTTCTTTAATTACACCATTATCCCAAATCCACTCTTTACCTTCCATGATACCTTCAACAAATGCATCAGGAGCAGACGGATCTGCTACAATATCAGCGGCGGTGGCTAGATAAAAGTCATCTTTTACATAATTAGCACCACCTTTCTCTTCCAGTGAACCCATACCTCTAGATGATACACCTAATTTTGCACCCTCGTTTATTAGATTCTTTACGATATTTCCGTATGGAGTATCCATGATTTTAGCCTTACCGATAACACTATTACCGTCAGGTTTTAACTCTTTAATCATATGTGATACTCTTTCAAGATTAATCGTAGGACCCTCTGGATGGCCCAATTCTCCAAATGCTCTATTTTTATCCACATATTCTTTATTATATCTTTTCACTTCTTTCATTAAAATATCATGTGGATAAATTCTACCATTTCTATTTTTAGTTTCTCCCATCATAAAAACACCATTGATATGCATTGATTTTTTACCATTTTTTTCTTCAACAATACATTCAATATCTTCATTTATCTCAGTAATAAGTTTCATTTCTTTCTCGCAATGTCTAGTTTACGCTTATCTTTAACACCTCTTTTTTTGAGTCTTTGAAGAATGGTGCCTTTCTTTTCTAATCTTTGACTTATCATATTTTTCATACCAGAAGATAAATCTGCATGTTTTTTACCACCTGAAAATCTTTTTTTCAATGTATCTCTTGCAGTTTTTCCAGACCTTTTTGTCAATCTTCCTCTATCGGCTTTTCTTTTCATTTGAAGTTTTCTTTTCCTCTGAAGACGATGTTGAAATCGTTTCATCTTTCTTCCGAGTGCCATTCTTTGAGATTGATTTAATTTTCTTTCTTCAAGATCCTTAATATCTTCTGGTTCTATTACAACCTCTTCCATAGATCCATTTACGAAATTTTCGAAATTATACATCTTTATCCTATCACCATTACTTCGGTTGCTGATAATCCAGTGATACTTGCTAGTGCTTTTACACTTAGTTTATATGCTAATTTTACTGTACCTGTAGTTTCTGCATCTCTATCAGATGATGTTGCAAAGGTTATTGCAGTAGCGTTTACTACGCTTGCTATCTGAGAGGCCGCCCCTGCACTTGAATTATAATTTGTAGTTCCTGTAATTTGTGCATAATCACCTGCAACAAAGTGATGGTCCGTTGTAAAAGAAACTGTAAATGCTGAGCCTGTATCTTCAATAGATGCTATATGTGCAACTTTGTGTGGCACTCTAACAAATGTTTCTGTTCCTGCATCCATAAAAGGATGTACAGGTGATGCAGTTGTACCT